GTTAGTTAGAGATATTGACTTATTAGTTAATGTAGCAGAAGCTGTTGCTGTCAATACTGAAGCATTAACTTTAATTTGAAATTTTCCACCTGTTACCAGAGTGTCAATACCTAGACCACCTTCAATTGTTATAGCGTCACCAATATTTTTTCTTAACGTTGATGAAGTATCATCAGCGAAATCAATGTAAGGTGTTAAAACGGTTCCGTTACCTACTGAACTATATAATTCATTAAAGTTATTGTTTATACCAACTGCACCGGTACGTAGGTTATCACCTAAACCGTCATTTGGACTTAAACCTGTATTAATTGTAAATTTTGCCATATCTATTTCTCTCTACTATTTATAATCATTCCTATGGTGTTGTATCATCAAACGTTGCTGCCGTTGAACTAAAGTTAGTAACCGTGTTTGAAAAGTCATTTTTATTTGACGCAAACTCACTAGGTATTGAAAAATTAGTCTTTAAATTCTGACCATCAGGATGTGATGTTGCAATAAAAGTTGCTGGTTGACCATCTAGTCCTGTTCTAGTACCAATAATCTTAATATCATTAAAGGCTTCAACCGTAAATCCAGGACCTTTGAATATTGTTTGAATATTTTTATTTAAAAATGCATATCTTGGTCCTGCGTATGCGTGACCTTGTCTAACGTTATAAGTTTTTGTGTTATCAGGAATATCTCTTCTAACTCTACTTAAATAATCTAGGTTTGTATCTGACCTTAAAGTTAAATCTCTAGTATTAGCTGTAAAGTGTTCACTTGTTCTTGCGTCTGAATCAACTGCACCGGCTAAACGAGCATTTGGTCTCAATGAAGTACCATCACTAATTGTTCCTAATCTTCTACCAAATATTGTAGAGAATAAAGTATTAAGAACTTGTAAGAATGGTGTCTCACTAACACCTGAAACTGCACCATCAACTGGCGCTCTCATTTTAGCATTTAGTCTAGTTGCAATATTAACTTGACCTGTAAAATAAAAACCTGCTGTGTGCATAGTCTTTTTAAAACTATCTCGCCAAGCATTAATAGATTGACCAACTTTAATTACATATGAAAAATCTTGATAGTATAAACTATCTTGTACTTTCATTGTACTTTCTGAAAGTTTACCGTCTTCATTAATAAAAGCACCATCTGTATCAATAATAGGAACAACATCAATGGTTGCAGCTGCTAAATTAATTTTTGCAACGGTAGCTGTACCTCCTGATGAAGTTGTTAACGTTTCGTTTTCAGTAATTGCACCTGATACATTTTTTAATTTTAAAATATTTCTAGCACTATCTAATTTAACAATTATTCCTGTAGCACCACCAGAAAACGATACCGATAATCCGTCTGAAAAAGAACCTGTAATAGATTTTAATAATACATTATTGATGAAACTTAAAGTTGGTGCTGGTGGTGTTTCATAACTTTTACCAAACTCAACCGTTCTTAATGCATTAATTTTTCCTATACCATTACCATAAGCTCTAATAACACCATTAGTACCACCTGAACTTGTTATTGATAAAACAGGAGTTGTTTTGTATCCGTTACCACTATCTGATAAAAATACTTTTGTTATTTCGCCGATTGTAGTATCAGCTGAATTAAGAAAACCTATAACATTAGGAGATGTTGTCGTACTTTCTTGAACTATATCATTACCTTGATATGCGTCACCAGAACAAGTTTCATCTTCTAAAATTATTTTAGCTTCAGTACCGTCAGGTGGAGCAATTGTACCATTTTGGTCAACTATACTACCTTGAACAACACTAACGAAACCGGCCGCATTTGCACCGAATGTTCCTGTATTATCAAAATTAATTTTATCACCAATTGCATAACCTGAACCTACGTTATCAATAATTAATTCTTCTACTGAACCTGAACCAACATCTGAAATTTGAAATAATGCACCAACACCACCGGCAGTTACCGTCACGTTATCATTTAAATCATATAAAGCGCCAGCATTTGTAATTGTTTTTGTTCCAGGAATACCTGTAATATCTGCCTTAATAAAATAGTCATCTGTTTCAGAAGCAGTACCAGAAACTTCTTCACCTACTTGAAAAGTACCAACAACACTATCTTGGTTTAGAATTAACTCTGTAACCGTTTCATCACCAATTTGAAAACGTGATAAGTTTTCAATAACAGCAGTTGCTTTTGAATCTTTACCTGTAATTGTTCTACTAATTAATCCTTCGGTGTTTCCAACTTTTTCAATAATTCTTAAAATCTTTAAAGAGTCATATTGACCATCTGAAGTTTTTAATAGTTGTTCTCTAGGATAAATTGTTTCTGATTTTTCATTAAATAATAATCTAAAAAATAATTCGTGACCTGCAGCCGTACCTTTAGCACGGTACATATTTTTAACGTTCTTAATTAAATTTCTTTTATTAACTTCACTATCTAATACTTCTGGTAAAGTTGCTAAGAATTCATTTCTAAAATTATTTAAGAAAGATTCAATTGCTCTATCGGGGTCTCTAAAGTTTACAAGGTCAGAAATATTATTTACTGGATTAGGTCTGTAATCTGTAATAGTAGCAGAAGCTTTTGATGTTTGTCCTTCAACAATTTCATCTGTAAGAAACTTATCGTTAGAAGATATGAATAATCTACTTTGACCTAAATCTTCAGATAATACTTTTGCCTCTGCACCTGAAGTTAAACCTTTTACGGTTTCACCTACGGTAAATTTACCGTGAGTTGTTTCTTCTAATAATATTTTATCGCCTTCATCAATATTAGTTATTGCACTACCTATTCTAGTAGCGTCATATACTAAATTGTTTTCTTGGCCTGTTTCTGTTTCAATTAAAACACCAACGGTAGTTTCAACATCTTTAACTTTTAATTCTGCTGATTCTAATAATTGATAATAAGATTTTAAGAAGTCTGCAAACTTCGGATGGTCTGCAACTATAAACTCTGGTAATTGTGCGTTGAGTATTGTTGATATTTTTTCATTAAACTTTGCCATTAGTCATTAATAACTTGATGATGATGTATAACCTACACCTGCCTCGGCAGAACCACCAACAAAACTATCCTCTTCTACGGTAATTAATGAGTTTGCAACATCAATCTCTACAATTTGGTCTCTTACAGGAATAACATCATTTGAATTTGGTTGTACCGTAATTTCAATTATTGTAGAAGCTTGACCTCTAATATTTGATATTGAAGCAACATTTAAAGAATTTAATGTGACTTGACCTGTTGTGTAATCAATTGTTCCTTGCGTGTTGTTTGCATAAGTTTTAACACCACTAACTAGATAATATCTTCTAACATTACCATTACCATCTTCATCTAAAAACATTTCAAAATTACTTCCTGTTACCTTGAAACCTGTTGAACTTAAAATACCACCACCTGACATATTATGGCCTGTGTGAGGATTATATAATGAGTTTCTAAAGTAAATGTTATATGCAGCTGAGCCACCTAAAGTTGGTGTGAAACTTTTTCTAATTTTTATGGTTGTTATGTTAGATAAAATACTTGCGTCTGTATTATCAATTAATCCTGTTAATTTAGAAAATCTAAACACACTATCAAATTTTTGTAATGTGCCTGTATTGTAATTTGTAATTGTAGATATAATATCTGATTTTAAAGTTGTTGCTGATTTAGTGGTTGACTTTGCGTCAAACTTTACGTTTGATGTTATTAAAACTGAAGTTGTTTCAGGATCCACAATTTCTGGTTTTACTGAAGCAACGTTATATGGTTTTAAACCATTTACAATATCTAATTTTGTTTGGTCAGTTAAAGTAGAACCTGAAGCTGCCTTAATTGCAATCTTCACAATACCATATCTTGGCGTTTCATCATCTTCACCACCCCAAGAACTAACTGATAATGCATTTGGATAAATTTGTTTTACAAGTGTTTCATAATCTGTTGTTGTTACCGCTCTATCTTGAGCTGCAAAGTTTAAAGGCGCATTAAATTTAATTGAATCATTTGCTTCTGATTCAGAACCACCTTGAGAACTTGAATTAGTTGTTATAGAAACATCTGTAAAACCACCAACACTTCCTTGTAATTCAAAAGTTTTTGCACCGTTTGAATCACCTTTGTTGGTTACAATGTAATCTAGTATTACAATATTACCATCTGCTAATTTATTACCGGTAACACCATCACCAAAATAAATTTCATATTTGCCGTCTCTACCCTCTTGTATAAAATAAACTTTTGTAGTAGATTCAACACCTGTATAACCACCTGCTAAAGTATAATTTGTAAGTGTTGTATCATCAGCAGAATTTTGTACAGATATTTTTAAAGTTGATGTATCTGCGTTTGCACTTGGTATTGTAAATTTTTGGTCAACGTCTGTTGAATCAACCGTATATTTAAATCTTACTAAAGTACCTTCAAATAAAGATACATTTGAAAAAGTAAAAACACCGTCAGCAGGTGTAGCTGTAATATCTTCATTTGTAATATATTGATAAGAAGTACCGTTTACGCTTGATGTGTAAGTAGTACCTTTTGCCATTGTGATAGAAGTACCTGAACCGTCATTTACTACAACGTTAACTGAAGCTCTTGGTGCTCTTGGCGAGTTAGGAGTATATCCTAACATTTTTGCTAGTGATACAATATTGTTTCTAATATCGGCACTATCAAGGTATAATTCGTTTGTTGACATATTGGCCAAGTAGGCCATATAGTGAGTGTTGTAAGATAAAACATCTATAAGAACTGATAGACCAGAACCTTCAAAATCATAATCTTGAAATGCTGTTTGACTTTGTAAAAAAGTTTTTAAATTACTTTTAATATTAATAAAGTCTAATTCTGATACTGATAATTTATTAGTCGCCATTTTATCTTAGCCTTTGTAAAAACGTTTGTACTTGTTGAGGACCTGGAACACCTATAACATAAAAGTAAATATCAACAACTAATCTATTATTATCTTGGTCATCATCTACACGAACACTATTTAAATTAATTCTAGGCTCGTAGTTATTTAAAACTTCTTCTATTTTCTTTTGCAAAAAAACTTTAGTCATTGGTGTAAAGTTTTCAAACAACAATTCTCTAATTCCACAACCCAATTCTGGTTGAAATGGTCTCTCGTAAAAACCTGTTTGAAGTAAGTTTTTTACAGACCTTTTTACAGCAACAACATCTTCAACAGATACAACATCAGAGGTAACTTGATTTCTAGTAAAGTCTAGGTCAATATCGCTAAACTTTCTTGAATTTCTATTTGAGTTGCTTACTATTGCTGAATCATATCTTGCCATAACGGTAATATTTATATACTTTTATTAGCCGTTTGCAAAAACATTTGGTGAACCACTAGTCATAGCACCTGCGTCTGCACTATCACCAATTCTACCAACTTTAATACCTGAAACATACACGTTTGGCGAACCAGCATTAACATTTGCTACGTGATTAGGACAAGGTGGTAAGGGTGGGTTAGGATGTGATACCGTTGGGTCACCAATTCTTGCAATTAGTATACCATTTGCAAATACTCTATCTTGAGCTGGTGTATTTAATGTTGTTGTTCCTACACAAGCGTGTCCTGTTGATAAACTATCGCCTTTTCTACTAACTGCTGGCATTATTACTTTCCTTGTGAGTTATAATATTTTAAACTTCGTTTTCTTGATTTGTTCATTGAACTTAATTTAACACCTTTTCTTTTTCCTTGTGATGTCTTTTTTGGCATTCTTTCGTGTGGTACGTAAGACTTACTCAATTTGGCCATAAATTACCTTTGTTGTTTTGCCTTTAATGCGGCTCTTTTCTTTTCTGTTGCTATTGCTTGTCTAACTTTTCTGCCCCAAGGTAATTCTATCGTTGTTGACATTTCTTTACCTTTTTTTGACGTATATTCTACGCCGATAAATTGGTCTTTGAAATCTCCTTGTACAGATTTAACTGCTTTTGTTAAAGACATTTGTTCCGTCTCTTTTTCTTGGCCTTTTTCATTCCAAAAAAAGAATTTTCTCATTTTTTTCATAATTTTTTCGCTTTTTGTTAATTTTTTAGTTTTGTTTATATTTATATTAGAAATTGCAACGTGCTTTTGCTTGTATTTTTTCAATTTGAACTATTCCGTCAAGTGATTCGCTAAGTGATTCGCTTTTTAAATCAAAATCCGGCGAATATTCGCAATTTTCAACGCTTTTTGAGCAGGAAATCGTAAAAAAGAACGAAAGTAGAACAAAAAAAATTAAAAAGTGTTGATTTATAAGGGTTTTTTTATGCATTTTTTTGAAAATAGTGCTTGCTTTTCATATTTATCTGTGGTAGGATGGTTNNATANNATNANAAANGAAACAATAAACAATAATATGGCGATTGTAAGAAATGTTGCTTATAATCACATCAAAAAAATGAACAAAGACATAAAA